GGCGAAGCGTGACGCTGCCCGTGAGGAGTTAGTGGCTGCCGTCTATCAGGCGGCGAAGGATGCCGCGCTGAGCATCACCATCCCACCCGTGCCGAAGCCAAAAGCGTCAGGCAAAAAGGGCGAAGGCGAGACGCTGGTGATCCTGCTGGGAGACTGGCAGCTCGGAAAGTATTCCGAGACGTACAGCATTGAAGTGGCGAAGGCTCGTATCGAGCTGCTCGCAACAAAGGTGCAGCGGCTCATTGAACTGCACGGCACGCCCGTCAAGGAGATTGCCTGCGTATTGCTTGGCGACTTTGTGGAGTCGGACGGAAACATCTTCCCAAGCCAAGCCTATGAAGTAGAGCGCGGCGGCTTGTACGTCCAAATCTTTGAGGGTGCTGGGATGCTCGCGCAGTTTGTTCGGGCCATGGCGGCACTCGCTCCGAAGGTCACCGTGCGTGGTGCCATCGGCAACCACGGACGACTCGGACGATTTGGCGATCACTCCAACGAGAGCAACGCTGACGCCATTCTCTATCGCATCGCAGCCGAGCACCTGAAGGCGGAAAAGCGCGTTGACTGGAAGGAGTCGCTCACACTGGGTGGGCGTCACTGGTATGACGTGCTGGACTTGCCGGGGGGCAAGAGCGCCATGCTGGTGCACGGCGATCAGTTCAAGGGCGGCGCCTTCGGGCTCCCGTTCTACGCGATCGCCAAGCGGGCGCAGGGTTGGAATCTGTCAGTGCAGCCGTTTGACTTCTTGTTCTACGGTCACTGGCACACGCCAAGCCGATTGGTGCTGAGCGATGGCGCGCACACCTGCTGGGGCAATGCCAGCATCGAGTCCAGCAATCGCTACGCGCAGGAGTGGCTGGCGGCATCTGGCACCCCGGCGCAGTGGGCACTCTTCTTTGGCAAGGAGGGCCCAACCGCCGAGTATCTGGTGCGACTGGATGCCGCGAAAGCCTGAAGTCACGGTCAACACCTGCCCCGTCTGTGGCGAGCTGGGGCAGGTGTACGCCTATGGGGAGCACGTCGTCAACACGGGCGTGGGCGGGGTGGAATGGGTGCTGGGGCAGCAGGTTTGCCTAGGCTGCCTTCAGGTAGTGGTTGAGGCGGCACGGGAGGGGACGCTTCCCGACTCAGAGGGGGGTTGACGGGCTGGAACCGTTAGCCCTAGAATGTCTACAGCAGGGAAGGATAGCCCCATGTGGGGCGACTGCTGAGGAGGTAAACAAATGGCGAAGGTATCGCTCCGAGAGATCAAGACGGCACTCAGCCTTATTGGCGACGGCGTGCTGATGGAGCCCCGGGATCGCAGCCACTATGACGCAGCCATTGCGCTGAAGATTGCAGTTCGACACGCCACCAGCTTCAAGGCAGTGCGCGGCGAAGGTCAGGCAGCAGCCATCTGCTTTGAAGAGTTGGGCGACTACGAAACTGCCAACTTCATCAACGCAACCGTGGAGGCAGCCTTCTGATGAAGAAGATGACTGAACAGTGCTGGCACTGCGGCAAGTCCGTCAAGGTGCACGCCGACAACAACAACATCTGGACGCGAATCTGCATCAAGTGCGTGAAGGAGGTCATCAAGTGAGCAACGCGTTTTGGAATCTTTGCCCAGTATCGGCACGCCACGGGTACTTGCTCGTGGTGAAGAATGAGCAAGGGGGCCTCATTGCCGTTTGCCCCAAGTGCTACGTCCCAGTGAAGGGGCGCAAGAATCTTCTGGAGGTGAAGTGATGAAAGCAGCAATCATTGACGGCATCGGCTTTGGGCTTTTTATCGCATGCATTTACATCGTGCTCGTGATCGGCGGTGCACGATGAGACTTGATCGCGCGAATGATCCGCGAATGATCACTAGTTTCTACAAGCCGAAGGAACGCATTGAGGCGCGCAAGCGCAGCGATGCGACCATCCTGCTGTGCATCGTCGTCATCATCGTGGTGGCGCTGGTAAGGGGGCAGTGATGATCGCTGACCTATGCAAGCCGGGGGACATCAGCGGAATCGGCAAGGCTCGCCCGTGTGTGCGAGTGCTCATGTGCGGCAAATGTGACCGACCGCTGGTGCCAAACGCACCTGTGTGCGGCGAGTGCTCCTACTGCGTGCGCCTGCAGACTCGAGCTGAGCGAGCCAAGGGCAAGCCGTGGTGGGCTGGCGCTGATCGGAGGCCCTAATGCCGCTTTATGTGTTTGAGTGCTGGACGTGCTGCATTACTGAGGAGCGATTGCAGACAGGATTTCAGCCGATTGTTCCGCGCTGCGATGGCTGCGGGGCGTGGATGCAGCAGGTGATTGCGCCAAGCACCGTCGTCTACAAGGGCGACGGCTGGGCGAAGAAAGATCGCAAGGAGGGAAAGAAGTGAAGAAAGCGTGGGAGTTCATCAAGGCGCCACAGCGTTCTGAGGCGTGGTTGGAACTGCGACGACAGGGGCTGGGCGCATCTGACATGGCGGCAGTCATGGGCGTCAGCCCGTACAAGACGCCATACCAACTCTGGGCTGAGAAGACTGGCATGACGCCTGAGCAGAAGGTGGGCGACGCTGCCCGTCGTGGCGTCATCCTTGAGGATGCCGTGGGGCAGTATTACGAACAAGAGCGGGGCGTCAAGCTGCGAAAGTCGAACGGCATTGTCCGACTCAAGAAGCACCCCCGGATCATGGCGTCGCTGGATCGCACCATCGTCGGCGAGACGAAGGGCATCGTTGAGATCAAGACGTCAGCCAGCCCGCGCTGGTCAATGTGGCCCGTGCCGCCTGAGGTCATGATTCAGGTGCACGTGCAGATGGGCATCGTTGGCGCTGAGTGGTGTGACGTCGTCGCCCTTCTCGGCGGGCTGGTGTTCAAGATTGAGCGCGTGGAGTTTGACGCCCAACTGTGGGCTGAGATTCAACGCAGTGCGATGCTGTTTTTGGAGGCGATCGACACCAAGACGCCGCCACAGTTGGAGGCGCTGGATGCGCAGGCGTATGCCATTGCGACGCCGCAAGAGTCGGATGAGTTCGTGGAGGCTGATAGCAGCCTTGAGAACGTCTACCGCCAACTGCGGGAGGTCAACGCTGAGCTGCACTTCTTGGAAGAGAAGAAAGGCTCATTGGAGATCATCCTAAAGGAGGCGATCGGCAATAAGGCTGGGTTGGCTGGTGCTGGCTGGACGGTGTACTGGAAGCAGGCACGCCCAAGTCAGGTGACTGACTGGAAGATGGTGGCGCAGGCGGCTGGAGCATTACCGTCCGTCATCAGCACCTACACGGACACGAAGCCCGGCAGCCGCCGATTCATCATCAACGATGGGGGGCTGCATGACTAGGCACATTGTGATCCTGAGCCCAGCCGATTGGACGTGGGCAGAGCAAGTCGGACGGGCCCGAGATACCGAAAGCAAGGCGCGCGGCTATCAGGGTCGTAACGGTCAGTCAAATGACCGCAGCTTGCTCAATCACATTGAGGGCGCAGCCGCCGAACTCGCCGTGTGCAAGTCACTCGGCATCGCATGGGCTGCTCACATCAACACTTACCAAGCCGTGCCCGACGTGGAGGTTCCGTGGCATGGGGCTCTTGAGGTGAAGTGGTCAGCGGGCGATGGGCTCATCATTCGCGAAAGCAGCGTCCGAGAAGATGACCACGTTCTCGTGACTGGCAAGGGTGCCATCAAGCGCATTGTCGGGTGGCTGCCCGAATGGCGCGTTGCGATGACGCGTCAGCAACCAAAGCACCAGTTTGACAACGGGCGCGCAGATGCGTGGCTTGTGGCTGGAGACGAACTAGAAGAGTGGGGAATATACCCACGGGAGGTTTCACGATGAGCAAGCACGCAGACATTCTCGCCGCGTTGTCGGCACCATTCCCGCCTGAGGTCATTCGACATCGGACGGGAGCCGGGGGCAAGGACTTGACATGGGTTGACGCTCGCACCGTCGCAGCTCGGCTGGATGAGGTGCTCGGCATCAGCGCATGGGACTTCGCTGTTGAGCCAGTAGGCGACACCAATACGGTGCTCGGCATCCTCACGATTCGGTTCCCTGACGGCACGGTGGCCCGTCGTCAAGACTTCGGCTACGAGACTGGCGGCTCAGGCGAGTCGCTGAAGGAAGCCAGTTCAGACGCTCTCAGGCGCTGCGCCAGCCTCTTTGGGGTGGCTCGGTACCTATACGGCGGGGAAAAGCCCGCAGCGGGGCGCATTTATGCCCTTGCGGCGAAGCCTGTGAGCCAGCCTCAGGTTGCTCCATTAGCCGTTGGCCACGACACGGTTGTCCTGAAAGCAGCAATGGACATGTTCGGCGCTGACAACTGCCCCGACCATGGGCAGCCATGGACGAAGAAGCCCGGCGGCGTGAGCAAGACGACTGGCAAGCCGTATGCACCGTTCTGGGCGTGCTCAGGTCGGACGGATGGTCAGTTCTGCAAGCGCAAGCCGTCGCTGGACTGGATCAACGCGCAGGCTGCCCCGATTGGTGAGCCAGTTCGAGCTGAAGAGGATCTCGGCGACTTGCCGTTCTAGGTCATCATATGGGGGCGGGCTCTGGACGGCTCGCCCCCGCCAGCATTGGAGGGACTATGGGACTTTGGATCAAATGGGACGCTAACGCCCACAAGGATGACAAAATCGCAACGCTCACGGACACCGAGTTCCGAGCGTTCATCATTGCCATCAGCGAAGCCAAGCAGCTGCGAAGCGGCGGCGTCTTCAAGAGCCGGGAGCACCTCAAGGCGTGCATCGGCAGCCACTACGGCAAGGCGATTAGCGGGCTCATCAACAAGGGCCTGTTGGGGGTAGATCAGGCTGGGTTCGTTGCCATTACGGGCTGGCATCGGTATCAGATCGACCCGACATCGACCCGACGTCAGGCTGCGTTCACCGCTCGCCGACGCTCAGAATCGGGTGGGTTGACGGAAACCAAACGCTCTAGAGCAGAGAGAGAGCAGAGAGAGAGTGAGAATAACCCCCTTACCCCCTTGACGGCGGGTGAGATTCTCAGGAGGGTAGTCGGATGAGGACGGTGGCATTCATTGGCAAGGCAGGCACTGGCAAAAGCACCTTGAGCAAGATGCTCAGCGAGCATCACGGTTATGAGGTCACGAGCATCGCTGCACCGATTCGCGAGATAGCCGTCATGGCGTATGGCAAGTTCGATAAGGCAATGAAGTATCCCCAGCAAACGCTGGGACTCTCTCGGCTGGTGAGTGGGCGTGAGCTGCTGCAGGAGATTGGCGCTGCCTTGAGGGAGATGGATTCTCTCTTCTGGATGCGGGTGTGGCTGCGACAAACAAAGCAAGGCGCTGAGGATGGCATTGTCGGCAGCGCACTCTTCGTGGTGGACGACGTCCGCCTTGACGCTGAGCGGGCCTTCATCGCGGCGTGGTATCCAGACACGCTGTTCGTGCGGCTCGTACGCCCCCCGGAGGGCGCTGAGCAGGATTGGCAGCGCGACATCACCGAACGACAGGCGGGCGACATGGAGGCTGAGCTAGTTCTGGACACGTCAGCCCTCACCCCGCTAGAGTGCATCGCAGCCGTCCTAGAGGCGGCACGTATGGAGGTTGAAGCATGAGTGAGTTGAGCGAACTTGAAACGATGGCGGAGATGGTCGGCTTCCGCTATGCCAACTGCGCCATCGACACGGTGACTCGCAAGGTCACCCTGCAGTGTGAAGACCACGATGGACAGACGTTGACTGTTGAGGCGAATACCTTGACCGAAGCAATGAGCGCCATGATGGTCAAGCTGGGCGCAATGCTCCAGCGCGATGGTCAAACATGGCAGGAGTAAAGGCGAAGCGCGGCGGGCCATCATTGCCGCCACGCTGGACGGAGACGGATTGCACCGAATGCGGCAAGGTCATTGCCATGGCTGATCCGAAGAAGCCAACGTTCCCGGCGCAGCGCGTCAAGGTGATCACGTTCAACGGTGCGAAGGGCAATGTGCGGCTGCACTGGCGGCACAAGGCGTGCGTCAAGTGATCCACGCATTGATCATCACTCTGATGGGTATTCACGCCGTCATCGCGTTGACCATGGCATGGATTGGCATGACGGATAGCCGAGCCAACGCCACGATCGTGATCACGTGGTTCGGCATCAGCATCTTCACCGTGGTAGCACTTGGTCAGGGGCTACGATGAGCCATATGAACGATGCCGACGTGGAGCGCCAAAACGAAGCCAAGAGCCGACGCGGTCGAACGGCACGCCAGCGCGGCAACTCGTTTGAGCGTGAGGTTGCCAAGCGCCTCAATGGTCAGCGTGTCGGGCAGTTTGGTGGCAAGACTGACGTCGCTGCGGATTGGATCGCCGTGCAATGCAAGGTCGGCGGATCGTATTCTGAACGCTATGACGGCTGGCTCCGTAGCATCCAAGTCAAGGGCGACCAGCTCGCTGCATTGGTGGTGGGCGATAGTCCGGGGGCTGGCAAGCGTCGCCGCACGATGATCGTGCTTGACCTTGACGACTTCATTGCATGGTTCGGCAAGGAGGAGACTAAGTGAAACTCGCCCTCATACTGGCCCTGCTCTTTGCCCCGTTGAGCAACCCGCAAGACACCACTGACCCCAAGAACTACGAGATGGGATTCATTGCGGATCAGCCGTCGCTGCCTGCGGGCTACTTTGTTGGCACGGCAACGTGGTATGACGCGAGCCGTGGTGCTCGCTCGACGTGGTACACCCGAGCAGAAGTGAAGTTCTACGGCGCCATTGGCGCAACGTTGCGCGCCTACAAGCCGCACCACTGGCTGACCTCATGGGACGTCCATATTACCAGCCTGATGACTGGGCGCTCGGTGACGGTGCACGTAGTAGACGAATGCAGCTGCTATGGCGTTCGTGCTGTCAAGGGTGATGAGCCATTGATCGACTTATCGCCAGCCGTGTGGCACAAACTTGGCGTGAAGTTGGGCGTCGGTGTCATGCCGATTACCTTGCAGGTACTGCCGTGAGCCAGTCGCTGCGTCCTGACGTGATCCAAAAGCGAGTTTTGGAATCCTTCCCGGGCTCTACGTCAGTGCTCGCATCCAACAAGGTCGCAGCGAAGATGACCGAGATGGGCGTGCCGATCACTGGGCGCACCATTCGCTCGTACTGCAAGGCTGAGCGTCGCCCGACGGAGGCGTTCTGCAAGGCGTTCGCTGAGGCGTTCGGGCCATTCGAGCAGGATGATTGGATGCCGCGCGAAGACTTGCCCAAGCCATACGCCAGCGCCAAGCGTCCTGAGTTGTCGCCAGCTGAGAAAGAGTCACGCCGCTTGCAGATGCTAGTCAACCGATTCTGTGACTGGTGCGTTGGTGGCAATGATGAGCAAGGACAAACGCCACGCTGTCCTGATGCGACGTGCATTCTTCGGTCGGCGTCACCATTGCCGCTTGCAAGTAATGCAGCGACCAAGCGTGTGTCGTCGCCAGATAGGTGGGACTGATGCCATACAATCGCCGCACGCCATCGCCTAGCGGTGGCCCCCTCCCCGGCGCTGCATCCTCCCAGCGTCGGGGAGCGACTATCTCGCCACGTGATCAGGTGACTGAGTACCTGAACGCCAACCGTGGCGTCATGCACCTGACCCAATGGACGCTGAAGGTTGCTAATGACATTCCAGCAGATGACTCATGGGCGGACATTGAGGTGAGCGAGAATCTCTGGGAAGCCAGCATTCGACTCAGCAATGACTTCTTCAAGGAGACGCCCGAGAGTCAGCGCCGCATTCTTGCCCACGAACTGATGCACGTGCATTTGGCGGCACTTGAA